CATTTCACTAACTACATCTCAACTCTAAAGCAAACTTATGAGAAGGACGTGGGAGGACACAAGAAACAAAAAGGAAGCGTGACGAAATCTCTAAGACAACAGGTAATTGATGGTATTGTCAACACAGCAGAAATGCTGGATATGTATGTCTCTAAGAGTAGTATGGAAGATAAGGAACAGTACAAAGCTATGAGAATATTCCAGTCATGGGGAGAATACTCACCTTTCTATCTATGGTCTGTACCTTGGTTCCATGATATGATAAAGGAATTACCTGATAGCAAGAAGGTAGATGAGTATAAGAGAGAGTTTGAAAGAATATCCACTTCCAAGAATATTCAAAGGCTAATCGAGATTACAGTAGAACAGGTAGAGAAACACTTCAATTTACCACCCAATGTTAAAATTTAATAGAAGGGAGAGGACTTTGACCTGCTCGACTTAAATTAGTGTGAAAGCTGATTTGAGAGGGGCAGGTATATTTTATGTCTACAGTGTATGAATTTTCAGAACCATTCCAACTTAAGATACTGGCTATAATGGCTAGAGAACCAGCATCGTTTGTATCTTACCAAGAGGTATTCAAACCTCAGTATTTCAAGAAAGATGTGCATATTGAAACAGCACGTATGATTATAGACCACTATGAAAGAGAAATGCAGAGGGCTAAACTAAAGGGTACACCCATTGAACCCCCTACAGTGGAAGTATTCTTTGAGGAGATTCGTAAACTAACCAAGAAGAATAAGAAGAAGTATGAGTTACGTGACCAGTACCATGATGCTGTTATAGGTATTATGGAGGAAGAGCTAACAGACCGTGAATATATCAAGGAGAACATTGTAAAGTTTGGTAGAGAACAGGCTATGAAACTAGCTATCCTTGAGTCTGCCGATGACCTAGAGAAAGGCACAGAGGACTATACTCAGATAGAGGATCGTATATCTGAAGCTATTCGTGTGGGCGAGGATATGTCTGACCTAGGAACAGACTACTTTGAAGAAGTAGATGAGCGTGCAGAGCAGTATGAAGCTGGTGAAGATGGTGTACGTAGGATACCTACAGGGATGTCAGGACTAGATAAAGCCTTAAAAGGTGGTCTAGGTGATGGGGAACTGGGTATTGTTATTGCACCTCCTAACCGTGGTAAATCCTTTGCCTTAACAAACATAGGGGCAGGAGCAGTTTTGGAAGGGTTCAATGTAGCCCACTACACACTAGAGATGCCTGAGAGACAGGTAGCAAAACGTTATGACCAACGTATGACAAAGAAGGATTTCCATTTCCTACAGAATAACAAGAGTAAGTTTGCCGATGCTATCAAGAATATCAGTAAGTTCAAAAAGGGTAAGTTGATTATTAAGAAGTATGCAACCAACATGTGTAATATCAACACTATCCGTTCTCACTTAACTAGGCTTAAGATGGAGAAAGGATTCACACCTGATGTAATCATCATTGACTATGGCGACTTGATACAGCCAAGACGCTCTTACTCAGATAAACGTTTTGAGCTAGAATCAATCTACTTAGATATGCGTGATTTGGGTGACGAGTATCAATGTCCTGTTTGGAGTGCATCACAGGCTAACCGTGGAGCTTTAGATAAGAAAGTTATAACAATCGGTGACCTAGCTGAAGCATTCAACAAAGCTAACATTGCTGACTTCATGGTAGCTCTATGTCAGACAGTAGAAGAAAAAGAGGATGGGGAGATTAGATGGCATATTGCTAAGTTTAGGGATGGTGAAGCCAACATAACACTAGAGGGTGACATTGACTACCCAACAGCTACAATGAATGTATTCGTAAATGACTAAGGAGGACTAATATGGAACCTAGAGACATTTGTCCTGAATGCCTACGCAGAGGGCACACAGCAGAGGTATTCATAGGAAGAGAACTATGCAGATGCCTGAGATGTCATAGAGATGTAGAGCCAGTGGAGGAGACAATTTCCCCTCCCTCTTCTTCTTTTAAAGGGAAGGGGCGGATGATTATCTGCACTATACATGGCAGGAAGCCCCTAGAAGAAGCCGATGTGAATTTACTAGCTGTTGGTAAGCCTAAGGGAGAAACTTACTTTGGTTTAGGGTGGACACATGACCCAGGACTAGCACCTAGTAGGGACTTGGTAACCTTCACCAAGGAACATAACCGAAAAGGACACAAGGACGGTTGGTTTGACCGTTACACCGAAAGGCTTTTGGAAGAGTGGTCAGTTAGGGAAGATGCTAAAAAGTCTCTAGGAAGATTGCTCAAGTGGTTGAAGGAAGGAAAGACAGTTGCGGTATCCTGCTATTGTGACCCACATAAGAGAGAGTTCTGTCATCTAAGCATATTAAGAGACATAGTAGAGGATATAGGTTTTGAGGTAGAGGAAGCACAACCAATAAAGTATAGATAGGAGAGGTTAATTTGAAGATAGCATGTTTCGGGGATTTACACAGCCACAACTACGCACAGTTTGATAAGCATGGTGAGGAGACACCCTCCCAACGCTTAGATAACATTATTAAAACATTAAGGGTCATTCGTCAATATTGCAAAGACAACAATATCAGAAATGTACTGTTTGCTGGGGATATGTTTGATGTACGCTTGAAGGTTAACACTTTCGTACAGAATGCTACCTATGATGAGATGAAGAGATTCAGTGAGGATGGTATCAAGGTACTAGCTATACCAGGAAACCATGACCAAGTAGATAACTCTGATACACCACAGCATTCACTTCACACATTCAATGATATTCCTAACATGACAGTTGTATCAGACCTAGGGGTAGAGTGGATAGAAGATGATGAAGGACACCAAGTACCTGTTGTATGTGTACCTTATAGTAAGAACATTGAACGAACTAAGCAGTATCTAAAGGATATTACAACTGCCAATATTGAGTCTCCTATTCTGTTAGGTCACTTAGGAATCAATGGAGCATTTGTAGGTAGCGGTGATTATCCTATGGCTGATGCTTTTACACCTGAGGACTTACAACCTGACTTCTTCCAGTATATAGTTCTTGCTCACTTCCACCGTAAGCAGTTTATTGGAGGATATAAGCACGCATTATATACAGGTGCTCCAATACAACATAGCTTTGGAGATGAAGGTGAAGAGAAGGGCTTTATTTTAATTGACACGGACAAACGTTACCATGTAGAGTTTGTATCAATTCCTAACCCAATGTTTGTCACTCTAACTTCTGATGATTTAAGGAAGGGTAGTGCTGGTATGTTACAGTACCATGCAGACAATGGTGACTATGTACGTGCTCTACTTAAAGAAGATGAAATACAGCCTTTCATATCACACGCTCCTGTAAACCTACAGTACAAGATAGAGCCTATTAAGACATATGAAGCTCAGTCTAGGTCAGAGGTTAAGATGGGTATGGGGTTCTCTGAAATCATTACCAAGTATGCTAAAGAGAATGTACCTGAGGGCATGGATTTAGAGGGCTTGACTAAGAAGGGTCTAGAGATACTAGCTAAAGTTCAGGAGGGCTAAACATGTGTACAAGAGTTCCAGTCAGTGTGAATCGTAAGCCTGTTACTATGTTTTCTAAGTCAGGAGCATTTCCATCGGGAGGGTGGTTTGTATTCAACGTACCTGACGAACCTGCTCCAGAGTATAGAACTAAGAAATCACAAGAGGTTTTATGGTGTCCCTACTGTGGTGAGTGGACTATATTCCAGCAACGCTTTGATGAACGTGATGTGTATGACTGTAAAGGATACTGTGGATGGAGTAATACCAAAGACTTCCATGTACGTAAGGCAAACAGCCTATGGAATCAGAGTATTAAAGACGCAGTAGCCAATCGGTACAGAAAATACAAATAGTGAAAACTTAGACCTCTTACCATTTTATTTGGTAGGAGGTGTTTTCATGAGAATCTTACATCAGAATAAGAAGAGGGTAAAGTTGGAAGTATCACCTGAGGAACTATTGCTGATACGACAAGCCCTCTTAAAAGAGCGTAATTATAGGAGTCGCACATGGAAAGGTCTATCAGCTAGGTACCCTGAGGAACTCTTGTACCACGCTTTCATGGATGACTCATGTAAACGTATGGTCGGTGTAGTATCTAAGGGAATTGAGCAGTTTAAGAATTGGGGAATACTAAAGTGATACTCTAGGTTCGGAGAACATTCTTCCGAACCTGTTTTATTTAATGTGAGAGGGGGAGGAAGCAATGATTGAGGTAGACTTTAATGGAACAAAGTATGAGTTTATACCCCACGATGTAGACCTGACAGAGCAAGCAGGTAAGTATTGTAGAGCAACACACATCATCAAAGGGTTTGAAGAAGACATAGCACTTCTTATAGAGAAGAAGGGTACAGATATTAGTTTCTTCTTTGGGCTAATGGTTGACTTGGGAAGCATAGGAATGATACATGGATTTGAAGATGATTATGTTAATCAAGAAGCTACAGAACTTGTGTTTTATGCTATTCAAAATGACATTATCATGTGGGAGGAAATAGGATGAATATTGTTGATATCATTGTAAACGCTGACATAGGTGAGAGATTTAGAATGTCTGAACCTGCAATAGGTGAAGAGAGTGACGCATACAAGAAATGGTTAGGACTAACTGTTGAGAAGGTTCTAGGTGGAGCAATCATAGTAGTAGACAAAAGTGGAGTAAAGCAATATGCAGAAGGTGACTTCCTTAACCTGTCGGGATTAGTAGTAGACTCTGAGTGGGAAAAGGTAGTGGGCTAATGGCTCCTTCTAAGAAATGTAAGAGAATGACTGTATACGCAATGGGCATAGATGCAGAGGGCAACGTTGAATGGGCTAGGAATGGTAACAAATCCCTACCAGGGTGTAAGGATATTCCAGGTAAGTGTGGATGTATACATGCTGAAACTAATCTACTTAAAAGGATGCCCAACCCTGTAGCAGTAACCTTGTCCCATTCTCCTTGTATCAATTGTGCTCAAAATCTATTGAGGGCAAGGGTTAAGAAGGTTTCCTATCTTAAAGCCTATAGAATTACTGATGGTATAGACTATCTCAAAGACAACGGAGTAGAAGTAATTGAGGTCGGATAGGCACAAGAAGCCTGATGTTGATAAGTCTGTTTTGTATATAGAGCCGTTCATGATTGGGATGGCTCTAGCAGGATTAATGGGTGAAGTTTATAGCTGGTATACCATAATAAAGGGGTGATTGGTGTGTTTGTAGTAGTTTGGTATGACTGGTTAGATGAAAGCCATGTGATATACACAGGTGGTAGCGCTGGGGAAGCTGTAGCTAAGTTTGAGTTTGCGGAACGCATGGGAGCACCTGTAGAGTATCAGGAATGGAATGATGAAGGAACATTAATCCACTGGAAATATAGGGGGCGTAATCATGAAGATAGACTCATATACTGAAACTGCATTTCATAATATTAAGTATCACATTCAGACTGACAATGGTATCATCCTACCTGAGAAAAATGACTGGGATATTAAGAGCAACATACAGCTTGCCAAAGACAAACTAACTACAGCACACCAAAGACTACTAGACGAACAAGGTATCTACCGCTTTAATGAAGCCCGTATATGGTGTAGAGAAAATAGAAGAGGTGATGCAGAACTTATGCTTGTATTTGATAAGCTAAGTCTGTATAAGCCACAAAGTGTAAGAGGGAGAGGATAATATGGGTTTAAAGTTTGGAGTAGCAGAAGCAGAGTACTTCCTATCAATTGTAAAGAAAGTTACCTTTGATTTCCGTGATAGGGGCTTAGTCCTTATTAGTGGTGACAATAAAGATGATGATGCCTTTGAGAGTAATGGTGCAGGTAAGTCCACATTATTCTCTGAGACAATCGTGTACACTCTGTTTGGGGAAACTATTCGTGGATACAAAGGCAATGAGGTTATCAATGAAGAATATGGTAAGGGCACAAGAACCTCACTACAAGTATTCGATGATGATGTGGAGTATCTTATTGAAAGGCACCGTAAGCATAAGGAGCACAGCAACCATGTGCGTATCTTCCGTAACGGTGAAAATGTTACTCCTAAGAGTGACAAGGATGCCAACCAATACATTATTGACCTTCTAGGTATTGATTATGTATCATTTATCAACTCTGTTATGTTCGGTCAGGGTATCACTAAGATGTTTGCTAGTGCTACTGACAGTGAACAGAAGAAGATTATGGAACGTATGTTGCAGATTGATATATTTGCAGGATGCCTAGAACAGGCTAAGAAAGAGCTTAAAGAGTGTAACAATGATATGGATTTGTTACAACATGCTATCTTTACTAGAACAAATACTCTTATTACACAGCGTGCTAATATTGAGAACCTACAAGAGAAGGAAGCTAGTATGGGCAAGCAGATAGAAGCTACTATCACTGAGTGTGACGAAAGAATAGCTGAGTATAAGTCTGAACTAGAAGATATGGAGACTACGGAAGACCTAGAGGAAAGCATTGCAAACCTAGATGCTCTAGCTGAAAAGGTACAGGCAAAGATTGACTCCTATGACTCTATACAAGAGAGTAGAAACGAACTTGCTACTGACATGCAGGTACTACAGCGTGAGATGAAGGCACTAGAAAAAGAGTATACAGCAGATGGGAGAAAACTAGCTGATGTTCAGTCAGGCAAAAACGTTCCAAAAACGTGTTCTGAGTGTGGGCAAGATTTACCTTTGGATGACACCACTCACATCGAAAATCACCTGAAAGACAATATCAAAAAAGCGATGTCTGAGCACAAGGAAAAGTCTGCTGAATTAGAAGAGTTGAAGGGGCTTGTTGCTAAGATTGATAAGAAGCTAGAGGGTAGAAAGAAGCAGGTAGACAACCTTCAACTCATTAAGGATAGTAAGGCAGAGAAGCGTGCTGATATTAGGCTTATTGAGAATAAGAAGAAGAACCTAGAAAGCAACATTGCTTCTAAGGAGAAAGAGAAAGAGCGTGCATTAGCCCTTAAGGACAAGACATATACAGACCTTATAGAGAAGGCTATCAAGGAAGCAGAGGAGACTAAGGAATTCATACAGGCTGATGAGAAAGCACTAGAGGAACTTAAGGAAGAAGCCAAGCTATATGAGTTCTGGGTTAACAGTTTCTCTAACAAGGGTATCAAGTCAGTACTTCTTGATAGTGTTACACCATTCCTTAATACTAGAGCTAATCACTACCTATCTAAGCTGGCTCCTTCTATTGAGGTTAAGTTCAATACTCAGAAGACCCTAGCTAATGGTGAGAAGCGTGACCAGTTCTCAGTAGAGATTAAGAACCGTCATGGTGGAGGAGCATACAAGGGTAACAGTGGTGGGGAAAGACGTAGGATTGACCTAGCTGTTATTATGGCTTTGCAGGACTTAGTGGCTTCACGCTCTAACAAGGCTATTGACTTCATTCTGTATGATGAAGCATTTGAAGGTATGGATGCTCTAGGCTGTGAACGCTTGATAGAGGTTCTCAAAGACAAGGCTAAGAGCGTAGGAACAATCATGGTTATCACCCACAATGACAGCCTTAAACAGCTATTTACTAAGACTGTTAAGGTAACTAAGTCAGGTGGAGCTACAGTTATTACGGAGGTGGCGGCATAGTGAATAAGATGCAGGTTACAGAGGAAGAAGCATCAGCCCTAAATAGTTTAGGGTTAGGTGACTCATTTTGGGCACAGTACTTTATCATAGGTCACAGTAAGAATTTCTCAGGTAATGGGATATGCATGGGGCAGACGTTTACAGGAAAGGCTAAGGTACTTAATGGTATGTCACCTTTGGACTTTGCTAGATGTGTTATACTGGGTTACGAGGTGAGGAAATGATATCTGAAAAGGCTACTGCAACTATAAACGGTGTAGAGTTTGAGTTTACTGACGTGGAGATGGAGGTAGTCAGGCACTATGGAAAGTCATCTTTTACCTTAGAGTACCTAAATCATAGAGAGCACAGAAAGCTAAGAACACCTAGATTAAGCAGACATTTTAAGGAGGTAGTTGTACCGTGGGACGTATTGAAAGTAAAGAACAAGCTGAAGCGTGGTTAAGGTATATAGAACAATCTAAGATTCCAGTGAGTCAGAGATATATAAACGAGCTAAAGAGAAGAGCAGGTTATAAGGACATAGACCCTATGGATGCTGTAGTTGAGCAGATGGAGGATATGTTACACACCTCCTTGTTTGGGGATGAGGATGAGTACGATGATGATATCAGTTTAGGTATACCATCAAAGTTTGACCCTAACAACCCTATGCATGTAGCCGCAAGACAGCTAGAACATGCAGTAATGTGGGGGCAGTCCTTTGGGGATGAAAATATACAAAGGAATCTTGAAATGGTTAATATAGGAAAACCTATGACACCTCTAGAGGGAGATGGGTTTGACGGATTACGTAAACTTATTAGGGAGGATGATAAGAATGAAGAAGGGTGACGTTTACAGACACTATAAGGGTGGTATTTATACATTTATTGGGATTGCGGTACCTGAGCAGGTATCTATGAAAAACTACTTTGAGGGTAGCCTTACTGCAACACATAGTGAAACACAAAAAGGAGTGTCTGTACAAAGAGTACCAGCTTTTGATAACTGCTATATCTCTGACCTAGACGAACCGGTTGTACTATACCGAGAGGGTAGGGATGGTAAGATGTGGGCTAGACCTGTAGATATGTTCTTTGACTACAAGCCTGTACTGTTTGAAAGTAGCACTAGACCTGAACCAGTGGTAGAAATGGTTAAGAGATTTACAAAGATAATGTGACAATTTTGGACTTCTGACTTTTAATTAGTCAGGAGTCTTTTTTGGGAGGTAGGAACATGTCAACAGCATTAGAATATATAGAATCCTCACTAGGAGGAGGGACACCCCACAATACCTCAAAGGGCATGCAGTATTCCTATATGTGCCCTTTATGTAATGATCATAAGGATAGGTTGTTTATCAATGTAGACAGACAGGTATTCCACTGCCACAATTGTGAAACGAGCGGTACCTTAATCACGTTCATCTCACTCTTAGCAGGGATTACATGGCATGATGCACTTGATATATATCGGGAGTATCAAGGAAAAGAATATCAGCTACCTGACTCATTGGAGCAGGAGGTATACGACAAGCTATCAGAGAAGATGGAGGTGGAGCAAGAGAAGTATATCCATCCCCTACCTGAAGAGTTTGTCCTACTGGAGGATGCAACAGGTAAGGCAGGTAGGCAAGCTGTGAAGTATGCTAAGAGCAGGGGTATAACTATGAAGATTGCAGAGCAACATTATGTAGGGTACTGTGCTGAAGGGAAGTATAAGAATCGTATCATAATGCCAGACTTTGAGCAAGGGGAGCTAATATACTGGCAAGCCCGTACTTGGGAACCACCACCTAAGAATAAGATGATGAAGAAATTCTATAGAAAGGTACTGAATCCATCCCTAACAGATGAGCAGATAGAAAACGGTGTGATAGCTGTTGATAAGTCTGAAATCATTACTAACATAGACTACATCTTAGAAGATGGGGTAGCAGTTATCTGTGAGGGTAAGATGGATAGCTATTCCATAGGAGACTATGGTGGAGCCATTCATGGTAAGCATATGTCAGACACTCAGTTTATTAAGCTTGTAAAGAACAAGAACAAGATAGATTCAGTGTATGTAATGCTAGATGGTGATGCCTTCTCCAATGCAGTTTCCCTAGCAAAACGCCTAGATATGTATTTTGATGAGGTCAGAGTTTGTAGGATGCCTACGGTTGATGATGACCCAGGTAGTATTGGACGTAAGGGTATCCTGAAGTCAATCCAAGAGTCTGAACGATATGGAAGTATGTTCCATGTAAAGTGTCAGTTAAAGGGTTGGATATAATTGAGGTACAGGGGAGAGAAGTTTTGAGAGCAGGGTTTTTTTAACATGAACACGCTGAGAGGAGCAAAGGACTATGAAAATTCCATATTTTTCTGAAATGCCTAATTTTGAGTTAAAGAAAGCGCACATTGATGATGCAGGGTATGATCTACCTATTTGGGATGAGCGCTTAGTAAATGGTGAGTGGTCAACTACAGGTGAGTATACATTACAACCATTTGAGAGCAAGAAGTTTAAGACTGGTATCTACTTAGGTCTACCTACTGGACCACTACCCTTGCCTATGAAAGACAGACACAAGTCTTATGGTGAGTTAGACACACGTAGTGGAACATCAGACCATGTACTGATTTTACTGTGTCACACCATTGATTCACCTTACAGAGGTAATATTAGACTGGCTATTCTTAACCTAAATCAGAAGCCTGTCACAATTAAGAACGGTGTACGCCTTGCACAGATTATTGTACACCCATTTGATTTACCCCACTACATGAGCAAGTGTGATACACTAGAACAGTTCCTAGAGGAAGCAGGAACTACAGAACGTGGGGATAAAGGATTTAATTCTACTGGAGGAGGACTAGGACAATGACAAACGTAAACCAACAGAAAGTTAATGAAGCAGTAATGAAAGCGGTAGGTCAGAACGTGCCTGACTTATCAAGACTTAAGAAGAAAGCTGAGAAGGAAGCAGAAGCACAGAAAAAATATATGAGAAGTATGATGACTCGTCAAGAGGTACAAGATTACCTAATGCCTTTTATTCAACAGATGCAGGAAATGCAGACTAATCTACAGATGATCTATATTCAGAACTTAGCACTTCATAAGTTAGCTAAAGAGAACTGGGGCTTGACGGATGAACAGCTAGACAAACTAGCTAGAGACGTAGCTGATGAGTTCTATAAGGTGCCTGACTATGCTGAGCCTACTAACACTGAGTCTCCTAAGGAGGATGTTAATGAAGAAGCTGGTAATTAAGTCTATTGCATGGTTTGTTGGAGGGGTATTGCTTAGTGCAATACTCCAGCAAGCCCACCCTATGATTACAGCAGATACAGCAGTTAAGCAACTAGAGGATTCAGACTCCGCATATCTACAGTTCCAAGCAGTTATGGGCATTAGCTCTACCATCATCTTAGCAGTATACATTGTGATTGCACTATTCTTCTTACACTTTGATGTCAAAAAACTACGTAAAAAAGGGGATAAATAATATGAAAATGTCTAAAAAGTTGGTATTGGTTCCTGTGTTGGCGATTAGTGTATCAGGACTAGCAGGATGCGGGTTTGTAAAACCATATGATAAGCCTGAGTATGTGGAAATCAAGCCTAACCAAACAGCATTTGTTATCCCTCTTGAAGGTAAGACTAGTGACCAAGGTAAGCTAGATAGTGAGAAGTTTCTAAAGAAAGCACAAGTTTCTTCTAAGCGTATCCAAGTACCTCACCGATGGGTTAAGACAGGTAAGTGGCGTGGAAGTGGTAAATATGTTGATACAGTTCGTGTAATTGTAGTAGACCGTTACCCTGAGACTCGTGAGTGGACTGATGGTAAGCTAGGAGCATTTGTAGGTGAATCTAAGGACTCCATTAAGTTCAAGCAAGGTATGTCAGCTACAGCACAGATTTTAGAGGACGATACATCTACGTTCCTGTATCAATACTCAGGTAAGAGCCTTAAGAAGGTAATGGATAAGGAAATCCGTAACAAGATTGGCTCAGTTCTACTTGAGAAGTATGGTACTATGAATATTGATGACATCCGTGAATCTAAGGCAGACGTTATTGAATATGTACGAAAAGAAGTAGAACCATACTTCAAGAAGCGTGGTATTACTCTATCTAACATTGGTTATATTGGTGACCTTCAGTACCTACAATCCGATATTCAGGAGTCTATCAATAAGAAGTTTAAGGCAGAGCAAGAACAGAAAGCACAGGCTATCACGAATAAGACTGAGATTGAAAAGGCTAAGGCTGATGCAGAAGCGGCTAAGACTAGACAATCGTCTATTGAAGCTCAGACTAAGCTACTAGAGATGGAGAACCAAAAAGAGTGGATTAAGGCATGGGAAAAAGGTGGCTCTCAAGTACCTGAATATATCGGTGGAGATGGAGCACAGAACTTTATGTTCAAAGCCCCTACCAAGAAGTAAGAGGAAAATAAAAGAAAATAAGGGTAGATAGAGGATATAGCGCTGATATGAGTCAGCGCTATTTTGTTTTTAACTGGTGGAGGGGAGGTGCCATATATGACAAAGAAACTACGAGAAGTAGGAGTAACAAAGAGATTCATAGCACTTGGGGTATCAGCTATGTTGAACGTAATGCTGATATGTTTCCTTGTAGTAGCTTGTACTTACGGTAATGCTTTTAACGGTAAGTACTCTTTAGGACTTTCTAGTGCTGTGAAGTCCAATTACTTAGTGTTAGTGTATTCGGGAGGTAAAGTAACCGATTACTACACTATCAAGAATGGGGTTATTCAGTATTCAAAAGATACAGGAGCAACATACTGGGTGGCAGACGAAGGGCTAATGTGGCTTAAGGCTGATGTAGGCGTTAAGGAAGTCAAGAGTCCCGAAGAATACCAAAAGCTTAGGAAAAAGTATAATTTAGATAATGTTGACAAGGCTAATAGAGAAGAGTAGTACGATTGCACTTATGGGACTTCAATACGGAGTCCCATTTTCCTTTTTTATAAAAGAAAGGGAGTGTGCGTAATGACAGAAAAGAAGAAGAGAGTCAATAGCAAACAGAAGGGTTCTGAATATGAACGTAAAATTGCTAAGATTTTGTCTAAGTATTGGGGTGAAGACTTTCATCGTACACCTATGAGTGGAGGACTCCATTGGAAGGAAGATAATAGGGTTGCTGGGGACATCGTAACTCCACCTGAATCAGTGTATCCGTTTACAACCGAATGCAAGAAAAGGCAAGAATGGTCTATGGATCAGTTATTGAAAGGTACAGGTGAAATTGAGGAGTGGTGGAATCAGGCTGTAGGTGATAGTGTTAGGGTAAAGCTTAAACCTTTAGTTATCTTCGCTAAGAACTTTAGCCCTGACTTCATGATGCTACGTTATGAGGACTTCAAGCCCCTTGAAGACAAGATAGAAAGTCCTAAGTTCAACTATTTCGTTGTTAATAGTCCTAAGCATGAGCCAAGAGTAATTTGTCAGTTGTCGGATTTTATTAAGCATATCTCAAAATCTGACATACTGGAGGCATATGGACTAGATGAAAAATAGTTACCGCGTAGATGGAGACATAGTGTATATTGAAACACCCGAATATCATGGAAAGACCTATACCATACTAATTAGTGTATCGGACTTGGAGCTAATTGACTCCTACACTGGATGGTGGAGAGTTAAAGAGAGTCCTTCAGGTATGAGACCTTATACTTCTGTCAATAGGAAGCCTGTGTGGATTCACAAGGTAATATGTACTTGTGAGGATGGTTTGGTAGTAGACCATAAGAATAGAAATACCTTAGACAATACAAGAACTAACCTACGGGCTGTTACCAAGCAGGTTAACAATCAGAACGCAAAAATTAATAAGAAAACAAAGAGTGGCATGGCAGGTGTCCAATGGAGAGAGCGTAACAAAAAGTGGCGTGTTCGTATAAGAGTGGACGGAAAAGAACATCACATTGGGGAGTTCAAAAGTCTAAACAAGGCTAAGGAAGAATGCTTAAAAGCTAAGAAAAGGCTTCATCCTCATGCTATACTGAATAGTTGACAGATACTATGGGTAGGACTCGTTCCTGCCCTTTTCTTATGCTATCTACTGTTTCATAATGCCTGTCCATTTGATGTTTTCATTGATGTGGGGCAAAATCATTTTCAAGAGGGGCGCACACAAGAGCAACCCACTACAAAAACTAATCAAAAGGAGTGTTTCAAATGGCTACAACTACTGGATACGAATACAAAGAAGAGGTTTACACTAACTTAGTGGAGTTATCACAAGCAATGGGGCTTTCTAAGCCACCTACAAAGAAGGAAGTTACTGAAGGTAAATATGCAGACGTAGTAAATGTAATTGACCTTGATACAGAAGATGCAATTGAGGTAGCGCAGGAAGAGCAGTCTACAGACGCAGAGACTAAGCAAGAAGCTACTTCATCAGAAGAAACTGATACTGAGGAGTCTAATGGTGAGGTAGAAGCTAGTGAGGAGGAAGAAGCATGGGAGGATGGCTACCCTGCTAAGAAAGCTGGTGAAGATACACAGGAAGAAGCTAATGCAGAAGATGTACTTGAAGTACTAGGTGAGATTGAAAGCTTAGATGAGTTTAAGGAGTTCTTTAAGGATTTGGATACTGATACAGCAGTTATCTGTGTAAATGCCCTAGACTTGGAAATCAAGCCTACAGATAACCCTAATATCTACCGTATGAGATTGTCAATGGCTCTACAACGTCACCTATTCCCTGAGCACTTCAAGCCTAAGAAGTCTGAAAAGAAAACTAAATACGGTGACTATTCTACTGAGGAGCTTGAAGCTATTGCTAAGAAGAATAAGGTAGAGTTTGAAAATAACCCACATGAGGGTATCCACCGTATGAGACTTATCATGGCTCTTAAGAAAAGTGGACATCTAGTGGAAAGTAAGTAATGTGTAGGGGTAGGGGTGAAAGCCCCTACTTTTCATAACAATATTGGTACAAGCCACAAACAGCTTATATCCCCTAATACATATTGCAACTATCGCCAGAATACACTATTCCACGTTGGAAAAATCTTCTTGACTTTCCTGTAATTTCGTGAGAGAATGATTTCAGTGACTTGATTGCATCACAGAAGAGCGAGCAATATAGTAACAAATAACCTAGAGTATAGAAGGAGATGGGAACTATGGTAAACTTAGAGAATCATGATACAGAGAGAATGAACTGTGAGGTATTGCAAATCGTTTCAGACATCAAGTTATCAAGTACACAAAAAATGATGACACTTATTATTCGTGACGAGAATAATACAGTGGTAGTATCTCAACAGAAATGGTGGAGACATAAGGAAACTGATAAATGGAAGCCTGGTAAGGGATTCCAGTTAGACGGTAGAACCTCTATCATGGTCGGCAAGGCTATGTCAGAAGCAGGTTCTAAGATTGTAACTATCAAGAACTAACAACAACCCATAAATAGAGATAGAGAGATAGAAAAAGGAAAGTAGTAATATAAAATCGGGGTAACAATTATATATGGGGAGAGAGAAGAATATGACATTAAACAATAAACCTTTTACACCTAAATTATCTTGGGAAGCGGTTCTAGCACAGTTTGATAACCTTATTAAGCATGCGGCAGGACAACGAGTAGCAGAAACTACAGTAGATAGCATGATTTCAGCAGAGGATTTATACCAAGAGGGTATGATTAAGTTATATGATTGCTGGAACATTTGGTGTAATGACCCTACAGTAGATAAAGATATGGATGAATTTGCTCCTATCTTTAAGAAATCCCTATTCCGTGTAACTAAGAAGAAGGGTGTTAACCGAGATAAGCAAGGTAAGCAGGTTATTGTTGACCTAGAAGAGGATGGTCTATCTAACATACAAGACCCTAATGTGGAAGATGTCGTTGAGCGCATGTACCGTGACTATGGTATTCAGCACTTAATCGACATCCTTACTTCTGACACAGCTAAAAGGGTTTTGTCGGAGTTAATGGAGCCAAGCCATGACACGCTGTATCAAGTGTGGGCAGACATCGCACGTAAGAAGATGGTAAAATCTCAGATAGAAGCTAACAAGGCTAAGGGCATTAAGGACACACGTAGAGTCAACATTCCTAAAGACAACACAGTACGCATGAAGCATATTCAGAGAGCCTTGGGTATCACTACAAAGCAATATGACATGGCTATGAAAGAGATTCGTGATAAGGCTAGACTAGCTTTAAACTACTAAGCCGAGAGAAATTTTACGATTCAAGGAATTTAATTAAAGTGATTATCCAATGGGAGGAAGAAGAATATGATAAACTTAGATGCAAAAGTACTGAAGGTATTAGAAGAGTCTAGTTGTTTTGGAATCGCATTTGATGCTACTGCACCTGAATGTGCTATGTGTGACGTAAAATTAAACTGTAAGTCTAAGGTTGAGGGAGCTAACATTCCAACACCTACAACAAAGCCAAAAGTCAATAAGCCTGCTCCTAAACCTGACAAAGCTGACAAACCGGCTACTAAGAAGAAGGACTCAGCAGTTAAGAAGGAAGCTACAGCTAAGAAAGCTACTACTGAGAAGAAAGCACCTGCTAAGAAGGCTACAAGCAAGCCTAGCGGTAATGCTCCAGACTTCAAAGATGTAAAGCTACCTGAATTAAGAGAGATAGCAGAGAAGGAAGGCGTAGAGTACAAAGAGTACGGAAACGATAACATCACACGCATGCGCCTAGTAATGGCTCTTAAAAAGCACTTCTCTTAAGACTACAGAAGGGGCGTACCTACAAGGTACCCCCTTTTAATATGGAGGTAAAGATAATGGACAGACAGCCGATAAAGATTAGAAAGCCTATATTCAAACCCTCATGTACATGTTATGGTACTGTAGTTGCAGTTGAGGGCAAGCCTTACTATTTAGATATGACAGAGACACCTTTTCATAGATTAGACCAATACTTGAAGAATGTAGAGGGTACCACTACTCTATATACAGAGGAGTTCATGGAGCCTATCTCAACTTATGCTGAACAGAAAGTGCTACTAGCTCTAGAGAACAAGATACCAGTTGCTATCAAGACCAATCAGATAGTTCCTGCTAACATACTTGAAGCAATGAGGGAGGTTCCTCACTGTTCGCTTCACATCAATATTAACTTCCTAGAGGATTCTGTAAGCAAGATGCTAGCCCCTCACTCAGATGGAGTCTTTGACCTTCGGGAGATGATGTTTCTAGCAAAAGCATGGAGAATCAGTAGTGTGCTTCAAATTGACTACATGCCACATTTACTTCATGAGTTAGACCTGTATGAGCTTATTGAGGTTACTAAAGTTTATGCACCACATGTGATAGTACACTTCAAGGACTTCACTTATGATGAGTACTTAACAAGTAAATCCCTATGGGAGTCTATTGCACCATCTTCTCTACAGAAGTTTAATGAGTGCTATGAAATGACACCTGAGGGAGGGGCTACAGTAACAGACTCGTTTAAAGAGAACTTTCTACCTGAACTAAAGGAATTTGCAAGTTCACGTAAAGTTGGTATTGAGGTGCTTGGTAGCTGGGCTTCTGTACAGGATAAAGTCAGACACCTGAAAACAACGAACACACCATTTGGAATGCGTCCCTTCTTCTATACAAAAGTTGATAACAAGTTTGTAGAGTCACCAACGATTCAAGAGCAAAAACCTTGTGAAGAGTGCGGAAAGCAGAGGTTCCTATAAGATGCTACCAAAGAAGAGGTTCAAAAAGGGAGATAGGGTTTTCGATAAGGTTTGTGGATTCGGGACTGTCAGTAGGGACAGCTATTACTCTAGAGACTTTGGTACTTGGACTTGTGTAGTGTATGATGATTTTGTAGGTCAAAAGTACCCCTTATGTGGGAATGATGAAGAGCTTGTACTGGAAGAGGAGTACAAAAAGGCTAAGGATTAATCCTTAGCCTTTTAATATGCTCTCTAATCTATTCTTAAACTCTGAGTGAGAGCCAATAATGAACCTCAATGACCATTCATCAGTATACTTGGTAACTGAGTCTTTACGCTTAGTCAAACCCTCCTCTGTAAACAATAGGATTCGTGGGAATGATGGACTTTTGAATACCTTTGTCCATGGTTGCTTTAGCCACGATTTTGACAGGAAGTATTCTCTATACGAGTCAGTCTTATCCTTTAATTGCTGTACAGTTTCGGTAGCAAGGTCAACCTCCACAAATAGAGGATAACCCTTTCCATTATACTTAATAAAGCAAAAGATGTCAGGTATAATCTTTGTATCATTGTAATTATGCTTCTTCTCCACCTCATAGATTGTGACTGTTCCTCCTATCTCCTTCACAACCTCCTTAATCCTACATTCATATTCATTAATCATAACCCTATGTTCCCACCCTTGACGCATACTTCTAGCCCCTTGCTCAGTGTAGTATATTGGTTTTGTATAGTTTTCTAGGTCAAGGAGTATCTGACCAGCTTTGTCTAAGCAAATGTGTTGTTGGCTAGACCCCTGCCCCAAGCCTACAGTGGGATATATCTTGTCTATAATGTGCTTTTGATAAAGTAGTTTCAATCTCTTATTAAGTCGGTCAGTAGAAGCGAACTCAGGGTACAGTCTTTCTATTTGGTCTCTACGTAGAATCCTACGATCCTTAATAAGCCTGATAAGCCCCATGTCACGCTCTGTAATATACTTGCAGTTATCACGCACCCATTCTCTTGTAACCTTCTTAACAATAGGACGATAGTACTTTCTGCTTGACGAAACCTCCATTTTTACCCCTCCTCTATAATGTCATCCATAATCTCAATAATTTCTAGGTCTGGCTCTTCACCGTTTGCTTCACATTTCTCCAAATAATTCTCTATTTCTTTTTCTAGTGACTTCCTAGTTGATTTGCGTTCATCTTCATCTTCAAAGGATTTAGGTTGTGAAAACATTTCTTCATCTTCTGAGCCATTTTCGGGCGTTAAAACGTCATGCATACCAAACTCACCACTAGTCTTATATCTGAAGATTTCATCCATTACTTCTAGCTTTGGTCTACCTAGAAGTTCAGCACACTTAGGGAATAGGTCATCATTGTTGAATCTGTCATACCTATTCTCAGCCATATCTATAGCCTTAGCCATGAAAGCTGGTGTTGCTTCACCCTTAGCGCTATACATCTTAAGCTTGACTACTAGATGTTGCTTTGGCATCCCCTTTGCTATATCTGCTATCTTGAACTCAGGCTGTATTACAGACTTAAGCTCCTCTAGGTTATCTTCATCTGTTTGGAATATAAGGTAGTGTGGTCCAGCTTTACGTATCATTTTAGGCAAATCTCTATCAGTTTTCTTAAGTTGCTCCCACCCATGGAACATGAATATCAGACCACATCTGTACTTTCTATAACGAGTTAACATATTTCTCCACCGCTCACTACCTTTGATGTAATGGTCAGGCTCATCTAGTAATAAGAAGCAAGGCTTCCTATCATCTTCATTGATAATGTCTTCTCTACTAATAATAGCTAGATTGAACTTAGCAATCAGGAATGATACCAGTGCAGTCTGTATGTTCTCACCTAGTGTTTCATTAGCTCTTACTAGAACCATGCACCCTTCATCCATCCATTTACGTATGTCAAATAGGTAGTCACCATTTTCGTCCTTCTTAGGCTTCTGTAGTATAAAGTTTTTGAGGGCTTTCTTACGCATTACAGGGGCTAATCGTCTGAAGGCTTCATCATATATCATTGCTCTATCCTCTTTCTTGTATCCATCGTGAAAGTTTTCCCAATCTGCACGTAGCTCAGGGTCTTCAATAGTAGGTATTACCTTACTTCTGAACTCAGCATTATTAAGCATGTTCTCAACGTCTTGGAGTGTAGCGTCTGGTGTAACAAAAACAGCTTTGACAGCGTTCTCAACCCAAACCCTAGCCCTCATGTTCAACGCATTTCCTGACACTAGCTCAATATAGGCAAGAATCTCTTCCACAACCAAGTCTTCGACTACATCAGTATTTCTACCTCTGAATATTTCATTCCAACCAATACCCATAGGCATCTCACTGTTAAGTAAGTCTACTATTCTCACTCTATGTCGTTGGTCAGGTGATATTCTGTCTAGTACACGTTGTACAGATTTCCCATCAGCCGCATCTATAAGGAATACTCCATACCCTCTGTTAAAGGCATCTAAGGCAAATGATACAGCAAATGTAGTCTTACCGCTACCTGGCTCTCCTATAACCACACGTGGCATACAAAGTAGGTTCGGGTTCTTGCCTGAGAAGTATACCAGCTTATGTTCACCATCACTGTCTTCATACGTAGCAAAAGGTATTCCACCATCATCTTCAAATATTTCTTTTGGTACATCCGTTTCTCCTCTATGCTGTACCAGAGACAGCTCATTGTAGTGTTCAATCTGTGACTTTTGGTCAGGTACCTGCATTATCTTAGCCAACTCTAGGGAGCATAAGTAGTCTCCATTGAGATGTATACTCATCTTCCTCTCAGTAACCTTGTTAAGCTCTTTCTTCTTAATCCTAGGATTTGTTATCTTTTCTTCTACTAGCTTGTTATCAGCTTCTAAGGGGTCAAACCCTCCTGATATAGCACGTATCAAGGACTGTCTACGCTCCTTGTCCTCAGACTTAGCTACAACACGTATGTTAGCCTGAAATGCTTCTGACCTAGTTTTGAATGATGTACTCTTATTCTCTAAGTCCCCGTACTTAGTTTTATTCATCTCGGCTAGTTCTCTATTATTCTCCCATCCAGGAATTACTAGGTCACCTAGTAGATTCATGAGTTCCTCAGCCACCATACCTACAACGTAGAGTGACTGATTCATGACCTCCTTAAAGGTTACTTTCTTACCCTTCTTCCTAGGGATTATGCCTGACTTCTTCATTCTATCTAAGCTATCTCTAGCTGTGTGGTTCCAACTGTTACTTTGTGGTCTTAAGCCTATTTGTAATAGTGCCATGTCATCTTCTTTTAGGAAATGTTTAGCGTTAAGGAATGAGTCTAAGGGGGAGTATGAATCCTTTGCTGTATTGAGGGATAATAGTGAGTTGTGTTCCATTGTGAGGTGTGTTATGTCTGTATTGTCTATGTCAAACTCTTGTAGGTAGTTGCTTACTTCTCGTACGTTACATTGCTTCCAAACCTTCATTACCTGTCTAGTTATAGACTCCTTAATGTTCTCTCTGTCAGGAACTACTAGGTAGAAGTGTATCTGACCCTTATGCAAGAATACTTCCCACCACACGTTGTATTCCGGTGTATAGGTTAAGCATCCTCCTGTAAGATTTATACGCCTTTCTAATGGTCTGAACAGCCTTGCAAATTCTGCTACTAACCATTTAACATTTTGGTTAGAGGTCATTCTACTAGGGGATATTTCAAGGACTGCATACCTGACTTCCTCCTTAGCAAACACTCTTATTCTAGTCTTCTCTTGGATGATTTCACCTTGCATGATAATACCTCCTAATGTATGATTTTGTCAATAATCTTAGGGATGATACCTACAGGTTCCATGATAACCTTAGTCATTTCTTCATTAGTAGGGGTTAGTGTCTTCTTGACTATCCCACCTACTTCATCTTTCAGCTCTAGCCATAATAGGTCTAATGCCCCTTTACTCATTAGGTATAGCCCATCTCCTAGAGTAGCAATGGCTCCAATGACCGCATCAGGTGCTATGAATACAGCAGTTCCTACCCAAATGGTAATTCGTATAGTCCACTTTATCTTTCCCAGCATGCTACATGCCCCCTGTTAGGGAGACTACAACAGCGTTAACTGCTATAGCCATTAGTTTGATAATTCCCATACCCACAGTAACCACGATTGCAGAGCCTACATAAATAACCTTTTTGCTAGTTGTCTCATTCATAGTTGACACTCTCCTCAGTTGTATAAGTTATTTAGCTTATTTTCTAAATCATCGTTGTCTTCCTCTGTATCCTCTACTTCTCCTAGGGATAAGAGGGAAGGTGGCTCCTTGTCTTTCTTTGTCGGTTTTTGTGTTACCTTTGTCTCACGAGGTGTTACATTTGTGGTCTCTTCTTGTTTCACTTGGTCTTCTTTTGTAATACCTTGTGGGACAGATATTGTCTGACTTGGTGCTACAAAGCCCCTCTTGAAGTAGGAGTCGTCTGTGGGTACATCTGAATACCCACTAGACTGCATTCCTAGTATGACCATTTCCCTAATGAAAGCACTCCTATCCCCCTCTAACTGGTCGAGGATAGGTGCTAACCATTCAGTTTTCTTGTTAAGCTTAAAGGAGTACTGTTTTGCCATAAGTTCTCACACCCCACTTATAGTATCCGTTTACTACTGCCCATTGTGGGTCAGGTAGCAACTCTGCATCAATATGCTCCTTAATACCTTCAAATAGATTGGCACCACCGCCACCTGCTACTAATACCATCTCAATATCGTGTACTCCATCTTTCCACTTATTGAGAATATCAGCCATCATCTTCTCAGAAGTAGCATCAAACGCATACTTGATTAGAGGTTTCATATCAAGGCGCTTACCACCTTTACGGAACTCTCCAGTTCTTACAATTGCCTCTACTTCATATAAAGGAATCGTCTTTCCTAACTCTTCCTCTACACGGTCTGCAATAATCTGATATGCATAGTTCATTGCAACTTTGATAGAGAATGTATGCTTCTCTACTGGTGACATTGCATCAACAACGTATACATCAGTAGTACCAAAGCCAGGGTCAATAACTGCAATAGTCTTACCTGCGATAGATTTATCTCTAAAGTTGCCATCTTCATCTAGTAGGAAGTCTAGTAATGCTCCAAATGGTTGTGGGATAAACTTACCTTCATCTACGAAGACTTCACCTTGGATACCACGCTGTCTATCAAACTCCACATGATAAGGGTGAACTTTACCTGTCTTAGTGGTTCCTAAGAACATCTTAGTAATGTCTTCTTTATACATATCATAGTGGCTTACTGGTAATCCTGAGATTAGCTTAGTCTCAAAGCTACCATGACCAAAGCCCTTAGCTAATGCTGTTCTTGCTAGAACATCAGTAACCTCACTGTTGAAACGCTTATCCTGTAGCGAGTGCATGATAACATCTGATTGGTCAATAGCTAAGTCTGATACAAAGCTGGAAGACATCTTATCAGTTGCCTTATAGAAGATAATATCATCCTTATCCTTATTACCCATATCTAGGTCACGGAAGCGTAGCTTCTTTCCATGACCCACTACAGATTTCATAATATGCTTTCTACCGTTAACAATACTTTTTGTATACAAAAACCCTAAATCAATAGCTGAAAGATTCATCATTTATAATTACCTCCGTTTGTGATAGTGTCACTTTGAAAAAACCCTAATCTCTTAAGTTCTCTCCCACCTATTAGAAATGTACCGCCCCCTTCAACATACTAGCAATCCATCTAAGGAAGGCAAAGAACGCTGGTAGTAGTGCTATTCCAATATAAGCGTAACCTACTTGCTTGATACGGTTCCATCCTGCATCCTTATTCTTACCTGTTGCCATCATTACACAACCTATTAATGCATAGAACCAAAGGATAGGCTCTGCAATGGCAGTAAACACATCTATAATTTCTGTAAATCCTTGTCGTATTTGCTCTCCTCCGCCTATATGATTTGCGGCTACCATTAAACCTTCATGGCTCTTATCTGCAAATGCTCTTTTGGCGATACGGACACCACCTACTGCAAGGACAATAGCTCTAGTAATCAAAGGTACCATCTTCGTCTTACGAACTTCTTCTAATTCACCTGTATGCTTACTTTTAACAGCCATCTTTGTCTCTATTACTGGCTTTCTAAAGACTTCTCTACCACCAACGTTAATAATCATCTCTGTCATTAGTACAACCTCCTTAATTGGTCAACGGAACCTCTCTCAGGTGGGCAAAAGGGGAAAATAAACCTCAGTTTCTGGAATCGGCAGGAACACTAGAGGAAAAAGGGAAAGTACTAGCAAAGGGAGTCTTAATTAAAATAATGCACCTAGTCTTTTCGAGGGGTCGTGTTGATTTGAAAACATCTTACTCTTTCCTAGCTTGTCAGATGAGTAGGGGTCGTTTTGAAACTAAGAGTAGACTAATAGGAATCTGTGAACCTACAGGATGGATTTTTGCTTGTCATTCCGAAAAAATTAAATTTAAGGAGGGATTGTATGAAAGACTACAGAAACGAACAAGGTACTGGTGCTTTAGGAAGACTTATCTTTAAGCGTGCTATCATTGGTCTTGTTATCCTCCATGCCCTAGAATTAATCTTACAATAGAACCTAGACGAATTGCTCTCCAGCGTTCGGAAAAAACAAAAAGGAAGGGAGCACTGACGTTAACTCACTCAGGCTAGCAACGTATATCACCTCCACGGATGGTATCGGATGACTAAGTACTAGTGAGTGGGCTGAGGTAGCTCCCTTATTTGTGTATTATCTGACCTGCATTATTCTGATATTTATATTAGACTAATCAGGAGGTGGATTATATGTTTCAATATTTCCATGATGTAAATGCTTATGTAGAAGAGCAGAAAGCTTATCAAGCTGACGTTGTTAAGCTTGAGCTAGATGAAGCTAACAAAAGGGTCACTGTTAAGGTAGTGGATGCGTATAAGAATGTTATCGCTGGTAGAGCACCTCTAATGGATGAGACTTATACAGATAGTATGACTGCTATCAGAGCGTATGAAGAAGTGGCTCACCAATTGTCACAGGGTGACGTTATCAGAAACATACCAGCTGGTAGAAGTTTACGTAATGCTGGTGACAACAACCGTCAGGCTAGCTACTAAAAAGAGTGCCTTAAGGCACTCTTTTTTAAAAATAATTTAATTTTTTAAAAAGAGTATTTTAATACATAAAAAAGTAATTTAAAAAAGAGTATACTTTTTATATAAACTTTTATATTACCCAACTAGCTCACAATAGGAGTACCCTACAGCAGGGAGAAAACTTCTGATTTGTGGGCTTAATTTATGACTGAAACCCAAAGGAGGAGATTCATATGGCAGAACAACAAACAAGAGTATATTTTGGTGAGAATCC